CTCAAATCGCCGTTCGCAGCGAGATAGAGAATATCCGTGCCGCCCTGGGTAAAAATGAAACGCGACGATGTCGTTGAATAGGAGAGGAGGCATCCGGCGCTGAACTGGATCTGTCGCAACTGGCCCGACACGGACAGTTTATAGCCGTCATTGACTATCCGCACCTCATTGGCCGTGAAGGTCGTTACGCCGTCATAGGCACCGCTGATGCGCGCATTCGGTAGCGTTCCCGTGGAGTTAGCAAGGTTCTGATAATAGCTGCCATGCTGACCGTCGAGAAGGTCGGAGTCCATGCCGCTGCCCGCGCCATCATTGGCCGTATTCCAGATTACCGCCCCGTTCCAGAGCAGCGTGCCATTGCCGGGGCCGCGCAATATGTCGTAATCCGCAGCATCGACGCTGTGCGCCGCCGCGCCGGATTTCAGGAAATTAAGTCCTTCGCCATCAGCATTGGAAACATCAGAACTGAAGTAGATGCCGTTAACGCCGATGATGTCGCTGTTGCCCAGATGAAGACCAAATTGGCTGTTCGCCATCCAATATTGGTTGGTCAGCGTGTTGATGGAGATGCCGGTATACTGTCCGCTCAGCCGCGCATTGGGCAGCGTCCCGGTGGAGTTGACCAGATTCTGATAATAGCTGCCATGCTGGCCATCCAGTAGGTCAGCATCCATCCCGGAGCCGGAACCATCATTGCCAATGTGGAAAACAGGATTTCCAGCCCAGATCAAATTGGCGGTTGTCAGATCAAGGCGCGGCGCGGCGGGGGAAATGCGAATCCTGACGTCGCCACCGCCGCCTGCGCCCGACCGTACATCGAGATTTGCACCGTTTGAAATTATCCGCCAGGTATCCACGCCAGCCTGTTTCAGATAGATGCCTGCATTGTCCCCACGGTCGATGTTGAACACACCCGTCATCGTGTCGCCTGCAGCATTGAGCGGCGAGTAACCCAGCCGCGCGGCGATGTCGGTATAGTAGGAGCCATCCTGACCATCGAGCAGATCGGCGTCCAGACCTGACCCGGAACCATCGTTGTTTGGTCCCCACGGCGCATAGCCGAGACGCGCCACAATGTTGGTATAATAGCTGCCCTGCTGCCCGTCGAGCAGGTCCGCATCCATACCGCTGCCCGCGCCGTCATTTCCTGGATGCCAGATGCCGCTGTTGTTCGCGCCGAAACGCGCGTCCAGCCACGCGAAAACGGCGTCCTTGATGGCCTTTTCCGGTGGCACGCGCGTGGAGCTGGTCCCCGCGATCGCCTCCGCCCCGGTCGACAGTTCCACGACGCCCATCGTGGTCGTCGTGGCGGGAGGGTTCAGAAAGTTCGCGTCGCCGAAGGTCAGCGTGGTGGCGTCGATATCCTCAAACTTCACGTCGACGGCGATCAGCAGCATGGCCTGTCCGGATTTCTCCGCCAGAACATCGGCCTGCCCATAGATGGCGAACAGCGTGCCGTCGCCCAGATAGAGGCCGAGGCTACGGACGGCGAAAACATCGGTGCTTTCGTCGCGCACGATGACATGGATCGTGTCGTCCGCGACCACGCCCCCCGAAATCGTGCCCAGCCGCTTGAATTCTCCCGGCAACGCTGTCGCCCCCTTGGCGGGAACCACAGCAGTGCCCGACAGGCCGACCTGCGCGATAGTGACAGGCGCGGTCCCGGTATTGGCTGCGTTGACCAGTGCGGCGCGACCCGCATCGGTAACGGTGATGGTGAGGGCCATGATTCCTCCGCTCAGGCTGGGGTTGCCGCCGGCGCTGTGCAGGACAGGCGGGCGTAAATTGCGGGGCGCACAGCAGCGACCAGGCCGACCCCGGCCCGCGTGCTGATGCCTTGCGTGAAGGTGAAGTGGGACCGCACCGGCTTGGCGCGGCTGACTTCGGCAATGACCTGATCGACAAAGGCGGCCGAAGCGGGTGCGCCGTCATTTTCAAGGTTCAGGACAAGGCTGAAGGTGTGGGGAACACCCTTTGGCACCGTCTGCCACCATTCGCGAATGGCGACCGATCCGCCGAAGCTGGCCACGACCGCGCGGACCGATTCCGCCGTTCCCTTTCGCCGCGCGATCGGGATGGCCTGGCGCACGCGTTCCCGCTTGATGGCTTCGGGCCAGTCGGATGACCAGTTGTCGAGCGATAGGCCCCATGCCAACCACGGCAGCAATTCGATGGGGCAATCATCGGGCGACCAGACGTCGCGGACGGGCGTGGGGAAATCGAGCAGGCCATTTGCGACCTGTTCCAGCGCCAGTTCCAGCTGCGTGGCGCGGGGCGGCAGCAAGCGGGGCCAGGTCATTCGCCCGTCCCCATGTAATTCACCGCGATGGACGTGCACCAAGGCGCTTGATCGCGGGCAATGATGATATCGGCCGCCGGGGAGAGCAGATCCACATTCTGGACGCCTTCGACGTGCAGCGCGGCGAAAATGCCGGATCGGGTGATATCGCGGCCAAGCCGGTGCGAAGCGGCGATATAGGCGTCCAGACTGGCGCGCGCGGCGGCCATGACGACGCCGCCATCCGGGCCGCTGAATGTCGTCAGGTTCGCTTCAACCGAAAATTCGACGATGTCCGCGCTTTGGGCGGTGACGAAATCGGTCAACGGGCGGCGCGTTTCGTCCGACAGATAGGCTTCGACCGTGTCGACCAGCGCCGGATCGGCGGCCCCGTTATCCTCCCGCGAAAGCACGGAAATCACGACCTGTCCCGGCCAGACCGCGTTATCGAGGGCTACGGTCATGGCCGCGACCAGCGGCGCTGCCGCCGAATGATCGGCAAGGATCGAGAGAACCAGCGCCTTGATGTCTTCGGGTTCCGGGCTGGTCGCGCTGGCGTCCAGCACATCGGGCGAGGCCGTCAGGGCATGGAAGATATAGGCGCCCTCCGGTCCCGCGACCGAATAGCCTTCAGGCGCGAGCACCATGCGACGGCGGAAATCCGCATCGCTTTCCATGACCGCCGGAATGCCCAGCACTTCGTCCGCCGGCGTGATGGTGAAACGCGTGATGCCGAACAGGGCGGCGATGTTGTCGAGGTCCGCGCCTACGGCATAGGCGGGCATGACGGCGCGCGCGGCATCGTTGACGCGCTGGCGCAGCAGCTGGGCCAGATAGGAAAAGACGCGCAGCAGCCGTTTGGCCGGATCGCTGTCCCGGTTGCCGAATTCAGGGAATTCCACCAGCATCCGCGCCACGGCGTCGGCAAGGATCGTCTCGAAATCCAGCGCTTCAATGATGTCGGGCGCGGGCAGGCGCGACAGGTCCACGGCGGTATAGGTTGCATCGGCCATGCGGCCCATGTCGGGCGGCGATCATGGGCCGCGCCACAGGGGGCATTTGTAGAGGCGGCCTCTACAAATGCCGAATGATTCAATCAGCTATGCTGATGACTGCCAAGCGATGGCAGGCTAGCAGGGCGTCATGACCACACCGACACCTTGGTATGAAATTGCCAGCGCTGCAGGAACCGTCGTTGCGGCGATAGCAAGCGCATGGGCAGCATGGATTTCGCGACGCAGCATGCAGGCCGCACAGGCCACCGTCGAAGAAGCACGGGAAGCGCGGCGGCAGGAACTATTGCCGCGATTCACTCTTGAGCGAAATTTCTCCGCTCTACACTTCGAATGGCCGACCCATGTCACCGATGGGGGGTGGCCGAAGTTCCTCGCAAACGATAAATTGGATCATAGCAAGCTCATCGGGCCAACATTTCGGCTCGAAAACTTCGGTCAGGGGCCTGCGCTTGAGGTCAGACTTATCTTCGAACTGATTGACCAGGGCGGCGAACTGACTCTACCCGACGAATTCAAGGCTGTCGGTATTTCAGCTGCACTCGACATTGTTGATGGCGGATTCCATCTGCTTGAGTTGTTGCACGGACCTAACGGCGGAGGAGTATCTCTTCCCATGTACCGCCGCATGCGCGTAAACCTGCCGAATTTGGTAGCCGGTTATCCACGCGAAATCGCCATCCCAGATCAAATGATGGCGCGCATCGTGGCGCGTGGACTTCAGAATGGATGGACCGCACCGCTAAAACCACTGATGCTCATCGTAAAGGTGGAAGGCTATACAACCGAGGGCGAATTGGTTGCAGACCAGTTTCGATATCAAATCGAACCGTTTGCATACGGACCTGGCCATCCCCAAGAGGCGTTCGCACATGTGTGGGATCTCCCGATGTTCGACGCTGATCGCGAGACGAGCACTCCCCTAGGTTGAACCGAAATCCAAAGTTCAGCTATCGGCGATATGGAGATAGAGTAGGTCGAGCAGCCTTTCGCGGTCTGCACCTGTTGGACCAAGCAACTCACGGCGCGCATAATCGACCGGCTTGGCGCGCAGGGATGGTCGATCGCGCAGGCCGCGCTGATGGATATTGGCGATCTGGGACGCCTTGCCGGAAAAGCCGACCCAGAAACCCTGATCGTCGGCCTGGCTGCGAAGGAAGCGCGCGCTGGCGAGGCGACGGAACATGGCCCGCCGCCGCAACCCGCCACGCCGGCGCAGTCGGCCGCCGCCGGCATTGTGATATTGTTCGGGGACGGGGAGCCACTTCACGACTTTTCCGAATTCAAAGGACCGGATCGCACCGGCCTCGATGTCGAAGCCGGTCATCATCCGGCCTGTTCCCCAGGTGAAACTTTTCATGATAACGCGGCGCGGTTCGCCACCACCACCGGAGGGATAGAGAAAACAGGCCGCGCCCCGCCCCGACACAGGCGGCTGCTTTTGCTTGCGTGGCGCGAAGGCAGAACCGTCGGGCTGTTGCTGCGCGCCGATGCGGTCGCGCTGCCCCTGCGCCAGATCCCGCGCCATCCGCCGCAACAGGGTGCGGCGCTGGCCGGACGACAGGCTGCGGAGCAATGTGCCCGCGATCCGTTCGACTTCAGCCAGATCGTCCGTCATGCTTCAGGTGGGATCGCCGGTGTCAGCACCGCTTCGGGGTCGGTGGATTCGGCCAGCAGTTCGGAATTGCCGAAGCCCTGGAGGAAACGTGCCTCGACGCCGTCGAAGGCATCGCACAGATCGGGTTCGGGCGGATGTTCGACGTCATAGCCGCTGCCATCGGCGCGCGGGATGACCAGAACGGTTTCGGTGAGGTCGATTGACAGTTCGATGTCGGAGGTGTCGCCGTCCAGCAATTCGGCTTCGAAGCCAAAGGGTCGGCTGTCGTTTCGGCGCAGCAGCTGGGGCTGCTCTTTTTCGATCCATGCCAGAACCGGCACGATGATCCGATCTTCATCGCCCGCGAAGTCGGTAATGAGCGCCTTGAGCGAATAGCTATAGCTGAACGACAGCGTGGCGGACCGGCGCGCATTGACGCTCCCCGCCTCGATATAGATTTGCAGCCGATCGGGATGGGTGCGAAGTTCGGGCAGGAAGGCAGTGAGCCATTTCCGCAGGCTATCGGCTTTCCGCATCAGCGCGCGCCGCAGGCGATGCGGGCCTGCCCCTGCAATTCGATCAGGGTCGCGCGGATCTGGCCCGCCACGTCATAGAGGCTGGTCAGGCTGCCATGGCATTGCGCGCCCGTCATGTCGCCGGCGTCAGTCCGCTGGACTGTCGGCAATCGGGCGGGTGTCGCCAGCAAGCCCCCAGATATCGTCGCCGTTGGCCGTGGCGGCGGCGCGGTCGAGCAGGCCGACGCCGTCAGCATCAACGCACACATTGCGATAAACCGGGCGTTCAATGACCTTCTGGCTTTCATGATAGATTTCCCTGACAGCGGACTGGCGGTCATATTCGGCCGCCTGATAGCGTTCGTTCGACGCATCGATCTGGCCTTGCAGCTTCTGGCGTTCGGCCTCCCGCGCATCGTCGGCGCGCTTCTGCGCCGCCTGCTCCTGCGAGACGCCGACGTCCACGCCATGGAAATAGCCGCCAATGCCTGCCGCGCAGGCGGCAAGCGCGCCCGCCATGGCGAGGTGCGAAAAGCCGATCGTCATGGCAGCAATCCCTTGAAATAGGTTCGGCGCGAATAGGTCAGCACGTCCTTGCGTAGCCGGCCATCGCGATAGCTGACGTGAATCCACCCGCTGTTCGGCTGTCCGCGCACATAATTTTCAAGGATCAGCTGGTCGAAGGGCAGGCGATCGCGGATGAACCGAGCAATCGTAAGATTGTCGACGCCACTGATTTCCAGATCGGCCGCTTCGCCCTGCGCGTGCTGGCTTGTCGACGATGACCCGACCGCTAGACAGAGTTTGATCGAGCGAAAGCCGGACGTAATGCGGATCGGCTTGCCGAAATGGGAGCGGAGCGGTTCCAGCACCTTGCCGCAGAGCAGCTGCATGGCGGCGATCGAGCGGGCACCGGGCGTGTTGTCGATCCGCTGGGCCACTGCGGTGGCGGACGCCGTGAATTCGGCCAGGCTGAAATGGGGCGAAAGCTGCATGGCGATCAATCCTTGTTGGGCAGAAAGCGGTCGGCGATGCGCCCCGGCACGCTGGTGAGCGTGTCGATGATCGCGCGCGCGATCCGGGGCGTGGCGTCGAAGGCCAGCAGGGCGATGCCGAAGGCGATCGACTGTGCGACGAAGTCGTTCCAGTCCGTCACGGCGACGATGGCGCGGGTCGCGTAAAAGCTGACCGTCGAGCCGACCACCCATTGAAGGAAGCGCTGGCGCCACGACAGGCCGGGTTTCCATGCCTGCGCCACGCCGGACCCCAAGAGGGACGGCGCAAGCGACCCGGCGGCGTCGAGGGCGGATTCAAGAAAAGTTCGCAGGTCCATGCGTCAGTCCCAAAGTTGAACGAGGGGGAGCACGCGCGTGGCGCGGGCATCGGTGGTGGCGGGAACGATGACGACGGTTCCCAAAGGAAGGACCGGGCCAAGACCGGCAAGGCCCGGATTGGCGTCATAGACCCGCGCCAGTTCCAGCGGACCCAGCCCGGCATCCCGCCACAGCATCAGGTCCAGCTTGTCGCCTGCGCGGGCTACAAGGCGGCGCTCGGTCGCCATCAGATCAGATCGACCACCGTTCGGGTGCGGCCCAGCATGTCGCGGATCGCATGTTGGGCATCGCGGCGCAGGTCGCCGATCGACTGTTCCAGTTCGTCGGCCTGGTTGACGCCGGCGGCGGTCAGGTCGAAATCACGGTGGCGGTCGATCAGTTCGGCTTTGGCGAACAGCGCAATGGCGCGCTGGTAGCGGATGACCTGCACGCTTTCCCCGTCCAGCTGGGGCGCGGGTATGTCGGACAGCGCCGCGTGTCCGTCGGCGATCGCGGTGGCGGCGAATGCGCGAAGGTCGATTTCCGCGCGCATGATCGCGCCAAGTATGGCCGCGCGCAGGCGGGCAGGCGTGATGCTGGTCGGAATGCGCGCCGCTTCGCGAACCGCCGCCGGATCGATGTCGGGGAAGAAGCCGTCATTGATGACGGTCGTTTCCGGCGCCGGCGGCTGATTGATTTCAGCAGCGGGAGGGCGCGCGACGAAGCTCATACCAGCACAAGCTGCGCCAGCGCCGCGCCGGCATAGATGAACAGGATGACGCCCGCGATGGCGAGGCCCCAGCACAACCAGGCGAAGCGGCGAATGGTCGAGGGCCGCGCTTCCAGCCCCATGACGAAGCGGAGCGCCACGCCATAGATGGCGAACAGGCCGCCAGCGGCCATGACGATCAGCAGAAGCCCGGCCTTGAGAATGAAAAGGGCAATGAGGGTGAACATGATTTCCTCCTGTTCCGGCCGCCGGCTTACAGGGGTGGGGATCGGGTCAGAGGACGGCCCTTCGGTTCGAAAACCTCCCGCCTCGCGCGATCCGCCCCTGAGCGCCGGGGGCGAGCCTGTCAGGCGGCGTTGTTGCCGCCCTGTTCGGTTGCGGTCGTGGCGGTGGCACAGGCCGCCAGCAGCTTTTCCGCCCGCTTGATGCGATCCTTGACGCCCACGCGGTCATTGAGGCGCTGGGCTTCGCGCAGGGCCGTCAGAGCATGGTTCAGAGCCGTGGGCGCTTCCTGCGCCTCGACATCCTCCGCATGGCGCAGCAGTTCGACGCCCATGGCCTTCATCAGCTTGGCGCGGGCTTCGTCGTGCATGTCGGCGGTATCGGTCAGGTCATCGACCCGCGCGAGGATTTCGAGCGGGAAGGCTTCGCCCGCATTCTGCACCTTGATCGCGGCATCCGCGATTTCCTCGACCAGCACGGTCGCGACATCGCGGTTATAGCGCGCCGGCATCGCGACATCGTGGCGCAGCAGGAATTCACCCACGTCGAGCGCATCGAAATAGGCACCGATGTCGATCGCCCAAACCATGACGGTCGGAGCGACTTCGCCCGATGGACCGGTGCCAACGCCCTTGTCCGCTTCGATCAGCCCCTTCACCCAATCGGTATATTCCGGCAGCATTTCCCGCTTCGCCTCGATCTTCTTGTCGATCGATTTGATTTCCTTGAGGCGGCGCAGGTCATGGGTGAGGCGCATGGCGATCTGCGCGGCAGCGCGATCTGCCGGCGTGGCATTCGCCCCCGCCGCCGGAAAGGAAACGGCGGCGGGGACGTGGCCCGCTCCATCGTCGGGAGCGGACGCAACAGTTTGGGCGGCGAGAACGCGTTCCCGATGTTTGCGAGCAAGGCTCATGTGCGTGTCCTGTCAGATGGAGGGAATGCAAAGGGGCCGGATCAGTCCGGTTTCGGCCCCATCACAATGTTTTCGACCAGCACGGCCTTGCCGTAATCCTCGACCACAAAAGCCTCGTTCACGCTTTCATAGTTCGCGATCTGGGTGAGTTCCGGTTCGTCTTTCACGTAGCGGCGGCGCGATTCTTCCTGCTCGTAGATCGCCAGATTTTTATAGCTGGTGATCAGGAGGCTGTTGGCCGGGAAGTCCGGGACGCGTTCGGCGGCAAAGCCACCAACCTGGTTGGCCGCGCGCAGGATGGCATCGCGAGCGATCTGCTCGGTCGGCGTATCGCCAGCCTTATTGATGATCGGCATATATTTGTCGTGAACCAGATCGCGGCTGATCATCACCACCAAATCCTCGGCGTCCTGATGCCAGTCATCGAGCAGCGTGCTGGCATCCTTCACCAGCGCGTCCAGATTGACATAGTCGCGCTTCGTCAGGTCCGCGCTATCGGCCACGTAAATCGCCTTGCCAGCCGCCGTCAGGCCGCCGTCGTCCAGAACCCGCGAAGGCGCATAGGTGCGGATTTTGTGCAGCCAGCCCTTGTTGACGTCTTGGAGTCGCGGATTGGCGACCAAATCGGTGGCGGCTGCAACAGACGTGCCGTGGAAACCGATCGAGATACGGTCGAGGCCCTGCCGCTTGATGATGACGTCGCGGATTAGCTGCTGGAATTCGGGTTTGTGACGCCACGCGTCGAGACGTTCCCAGCTGATCGCGTGATCGTAAAACGTCTGTTCGCACCGATAGCGCCCGCCATCGCTGGTATCGGTCGGGTCAGTGGGCGTGCGGCGCGTGCCGCCGCGCGTATTGACGCGGCCTGCCAGCGGTCGGGTCACGCCGACGCCGACCTTATCGCCTTCCTGATTGACCACGGTTTCGAATGCGATCTTTTGCAGGAAGGCGCTCGAATTCTGGATCAGTTCGACCAGCCTTTGCTGGACCGAGGGTGCAACCGAGAAACTTTCGGTGGCCAGTTCGACGCCGTTGAGGCGCGCCAACTGGCTCAGATAGGCGTTGAAGGCAAGGCGGGTTTCACGACGCATGAGGATGCTCCTGGGTAGGAATTTATGGCGGTTGGCGGGTAGATCGCGATCAGCAGTCCGTCTGAACGGTGGCGTTGCCGCCGGTGGCGGGCTGACGGTTGAAGCCGCTGGGCTGCTCGCTGGTCTTCAGCTTGGCTTCGAGCGCGTCGAAACGGCCCGACAGGGCGGTGATGCCCTCATGCGCCGGCGCGACGGCCGCCGCGATCTGGTCGCCCATGACGGTCGCGAATTTCGCGAAGTCGAAGCTGTTGTCGTTGGCAGGCGTGGGCTGTTGCTGCGGTTCTTCCTTGGGCTTCTCGCCGCTCTTGAACAGCGTGGCGAACGCGCTCAAAATGCCTGACTTCGTGGCTTCGGCGATCGTCGCGCCATCGGTCGACGGCATGATTTCGATCGACGTTTCATGGGCCGGCGTGAAGACATTGGGCCGGGCCAGCGCCGCAAATTTCAGCGGCTCGGTCCCCAGCGATGCCGGCATATCGGTGACGGCCAGCCCGACCAGATACGCCTTGCCTTCACCGGCAAAATCGGGATGGATTTCGCAGCTGGTGAACAGCTTCTGGCCGGCCTTGTTGATTTCGACCAGCTGATCGTTGGCGTCGATTTCGGCATAGAGGCCGAGCAGCTTTTTCTTTTCGCCGTTGATGGTGAGTTCGATTTCCTCCGTCTTGAGCGACAGGACTGAGCCATAAGCGTTGAACGGGCGATCCGGGCTATAGCCGGCGATATGCTCGCAATTGATGCGGGCGGTGTAGGTCGCCGGATCGTAGCTGGCGGCCATCTGTTCCAGCCATTCGCGCTGGATCACGCGTCCGTCGACGGTGGCACCTTCAACGGCGATACGGAAAAACTTGGTCTTGGCCATGGCGGGGTCCGGTTCCTGTGGTTGCGGGCGGGCTGTGCTTCGCGACCGAAAAGGGACCGGACCTTGCTGATCCTCAAGGCGGGGCATTTGTAGAGGCCGCCTCTACAAATGGACGGCGATGCAGGGCCGTCCAGCCACGCGGCATGGTCGCGCCGATGACGACGCCCGCCACCCCGCAACCCGGTGCCCCGTCTGCCATGTGGCAGTTCGATCCGCGCCGCCATGCGCGCAGCCTCTATTGGCGGGGCTGGGGCGTCACGCAGATCGCGGAGGAATTCGCGCTGCACGGCGTCGTCAATGACAAGGGCGGCCCGATCCCGCGCGCGACGATCGAAGCGTGGAAACAGCGCGACCGCTGGGATGACGCGCCGTCGATCCGCAAGATCGAGGACAGCCTCGAAATCCGGCTGTCGACGCTGATCGCCAAGGAAAAGAAAACCAGTGGCGACCTGGTCGAAATGGAGGCGCTGTCCCGGCAGATCGAAAGCCTTGCCCGCGTCCGACGCTATGACGCTCCAGGCGGCCATGCGGGCGACCTGAACGAGAAGGTCAACAACCGGAACGCGGGGCCGCGCAAGAAGCCGAAGAAGAACCATTTCACCGCCGACCAGGTGGCGGAACTCAAACGCATCTTCCTCGACGGCCTGTATGATTACCAGCATCGCTGGTGGCAGGCGAAGGATCAGCGCACGCGCATGATCCTCAAGTCGCGCCAGATCGGCGCGACCTATTATTTCGCGTTCGAAGCGCTGATCGACGCGATCGAGACGGGCCGGAACCAGATATTCCTGTCGGCGTCAAAGGCGCAGGCGCATCAGTTCCGCTCCTATATCGTCAGCTTCGCCAAGCTGGTCGGCGTTTCCCTGACGGGCGACCCGATGCTGATCACGTCCGATCTTCGACCGCCGGAGGAGGCGGCGGCGGAACTCCATTTCCTTGGCACGAATTTCCGCACCGCGCAGGGCCGCCACGGCAATTTCTATTTCGATGAATTCTTCTGGGTCCATTCATTCGAAGAATTGAACAAGGTCGCCTCGGGCATGGCGACGCACAAGAAGTGGCGCAAAACCTACTTCTCGACGCCGTCCAGCATCGCGCACCCAGCCTATCCCTATTGGACCGGCGAACGGCGCAACCGGCGGCGCAAGAAAGCCGACCGGATCGAAATCGACGTCAGCCATGCTGCGCTGGCGATCGGTTCGGTCGGCCCGGATCGCATATGGCGGAATATCGTCAATATCCGCGATGCCGAAATGGGCGGCTGCGACCTGTTCGACATCGAGGACCTGGAAGACGAATATGCGCCCGACGAATTCGCCAACCTGTTCCTGTGCGAATTTGTCGACGACAGCCTGTCGGCATTCAAGTTCAACGACCTGATCGCCTGCGGCTGCGACAGCCTGGTCGAATGGTCAGATTTCAATATCGAGGCGGCGCGGCCTTATGGCAATCGCGGTGTCTGGGCCGGTTACGATCCACAGGAAAGCGAGGACGGCGACAATGCCGCGCTTGTCATCGCAGCGCCGCCGCTGGTCGAAGGCGGGCCGTTCCGCATCTTGGAGCGCCACCAGCTGCGCGGCCTCGATTTCGAAGAACAGGCCGAATTCATCAAGCGCGTGCTGTCCCGCTATAATTGCACTTATCTGGGCATCGACGCGCAGGGCGTCGGCGCGGGCGTCTATCAGCTGCTCGCCAAGCCGGGGGCGATCCCCGGCTGCTCCGTCGTGAAGATCGAATATTCGCTCGACGTCAAAGCCCAGATGATCATGAAGGCGCAAAATGTCGTCCGCCGGGGCCGCATCGCCTTCGACGCGGGGATGCTCGACATCGTTTCCGCCTTCGTATCGATCAAGAAAACCCTGACCACCAGCGGGCGGAACATCACGTTCAAGGCCGGTCGCGGCGGCAATGACGGCCATGCCGATCTGGCATGGGCGACGATGCACATCCTCATGAACGAGCCGCTGGACGGCAAGGAAAAGCCCAAGGGCACGATGGAGATTCTATGACCAAGCGCGCACGCCGAATGAACCGCCGCGAAAGCCGGGACGCCGCCAAGGGCGCGATGGTCGCGGCGAACGACAATCGGGCCACGGTCGAAGCCTTCACATTCGGCGATCCCGAACCTGTGCTGGATCGCGCCACGCTGCTCGACATGATCGAATGCTGGCACAATCAGCGCTGGTATGAGCCGCCGCTCTCGCTCGACGGCCTTGCCCGCGCCTTTCGGGTCAGCCCGCACCATTCGAGCGCGATCATCCTGAAGCGCAACATGCTGGCCGCCAGCCTTGATCCCACGCCCTACCTTTCGCGCCGCGAATTCATGGCGGCGGTGCAGGATTATCTTGTCTTCGGTAATTTCTATTTCGAGGAAAAGCGCAACCGCCTTGGCGATCCGTTGCGCCTAAAACATGCGCTGGCGAAATATGTGCGGCGCGGGGTCGAGGAAGGCAGCTATTGGTGGGTGCCTGGATACAAGAACGAGGTCGAATTTCCGCGCGGCAGCGTCATTCAGGTCATGGCCCCTGACGTCAATCAGGAAATTTATGGACTGCCCGAATATCTCTCCGCGTTGCAATCCGCCCTGCTCAATGAAAGCGCGACCCTGTTCCGCCGCCGCTATTATCTGAACGGCAGCCACGCGGGCTATATCCTCCATGCGACAGGGGCCTTCACGGATACGGACGTAGACGCGATCCGTGACGCCATGAAAAAGTCCAAGGGACCGGGGAATTTTCGCAATCTGTTCGTGCATCAGCCCGAAGGGAAGGATGGCGGCATCAAGGTTATCCCCATCGCCGCGATCGGCGCCAATGATGAATTTCTGGGGATCAAGAACACGACGCGCGACGATGTGCTGGCCGCGCACCGCGTGCCGCCCCAACTGCTGGGAATCATCCCGGCCAATGCGGGCGGCTTCGGCGATCCGGCCAAGGCGCTGGATGGTTTCCACGAACTGGAAATCGAGCCGTTGCAGGCCGTCTGTCTGGAAGTGAACGAAAAGCTGGGCGTCGAAGCCGTCCGGTTCAAGGAACGGGCAAAAGCGCCCGCCTGATCCATCGCCGCATACCGGCGTCATGCCGGGAAGCGGGGGGAGCCGCGATGCCACGCGGATCACCGACGAGGTACACACTCGCCACGACCAATGGCCACCCTGGCCCGTCCCGTCCCTGTCCAGGGCGGGCGTTCGTTTGAAGGCAAATGGTAAATATGACCCTAACCGCAGTCCGTCCCGTTTCCCCCGCCGCCGGTTATATCGGCGGCAAACGCAATCTGGCGCGCCGGATCTGCGCGATCATCGATCGCGTGCCCCACGACAGCTATGCCGAGCCTTTCGTGGGCATGGGCGGCATTTTCCTGCGCCGCAGCCGCCGACCCGCCGCCGAAGCGATCAATGACGTTTCGGGCGACGTGGCGACGTTCTTCCGCGTCTTACAGGAGCATTATCCCTATTTCATCGACATGCTGCGCTTTCGCGTGGCGAGCAGGGCGGAGTTCGAACGGCTGAAGGCATTGCCGGCCGAGCGGCTGACGGATCTGCAAAGGGCCGCGCGATTCCTCTATCTTCAGCGGCTTGCTTTTGGCGGCAAGGTGGAAGGCCGCAATTTCGGTGTATCGCGCGGGATGGGGAGCCGCTTCAATGTCACGAAGCTGGAACCGATGCTGGCGGATATTCATGAACGGCTTGCGGGCGTCGTCATCGAGCAGCTGGGCTATGACGAGTTCATCCGGCGCTATGACGGCGATGGCGCTTTGTTCTATCTCGATCCCCCTTATTGGGGTTGTGAGCGCGACTATGGGCAGGACGTCTTTAGCCGCGGCGATTTCGAGCAGCTGGCCGCCCAGCTGGGGGCGATCAAGGGCAAGTTCCTGCTGTCGATCAACGACACTCCCGGCGCGCGCGAGACGTTCGGGCGCTTTCGCATGGCGGAAACTGCAACGACCTATTCGATCAGCGGTAGCAGCCAGCGCGCGGGCGAATTGATAATCAGCAATTTCGCCCTGGACTGAAGATCGCATTAGGGGCGGTGACGTTTGTTGCCGCCTCGATCTTCCTTGCGGTTCAGCATTTTCGGCTCTCCGCGAAACGGCCCGTTTACCCGTTGGCGCTATGCTTTGCACATGAGCAGGCGTCCAAACTTTAGCAGCAGCGCGGTGCCGATAGGATCGAGCAGCATCAAATTTTTCGGATGGGCCGTAGGGCTGGGACTTGTCGCCGGTGTCGGGTCCATCGCGATTAGCCCGGAAGGGCGGGCCAGAATTGCAACCGTCGCCCGCGCCATCACATCGGTTGTCCGCCCGTATCGCGTGCGAGCGCCGCAGAGCGGTGATTATTGGAATTCATGTGCGGAAGCGAAAGCCGCCGGATCGGCGCCGATCCTCAGAGGTGAGGCGGGCTACCGATCCGGCCTGGATGGCGACGGCGACGGCAAAGCATGCGAGCCATATCGGGGCCGCTAAATCTCTGCCGTCGGCTTCACAAGTGCAAAGCCTTTCGCAGGACATCATTGATCCGCGATTGCCATCCCGGTCCGCCCGCGCGCAGGCGTTCCAGAACATCCTTGTCCAGTCGAATGGCAACCTGTTCCTTGTTCGATCCGCGCGGCCGACCGCCCTTCGATTTGGGAAAGGCCGCAGCCAGTTCGGGAAAATCGCTGATCGGACGGGCGCGGGCGAAATCCGCCTCGGTCCATTCCGGGTTTTCTTCATCAAAAACGACCGGCTTTTCCTCAGACATGTCGCTTTACCTCCTTGTCATGGGCGCGCCGTAGATTGATGACGCGGACAACGCGGCCGCGCAGGGTGACGGCGGCACAATGCCATTCGCCGTCGATCAGGCCATAAAGGCGAAAGCGCCGCTCATCATAGCGGTCATCCTCGACAACAACGACCTGTTCGAGGTCGGCGGCCCGCGCCAGCGAAATGCCGTGCTTATCACGGTTGATTGCGTCTTTCGCGGCGTCGAACTCGATTTCCATATCGTTTTTGTAGATGCAAAGACTATTGAACGCAACATATTTTTGCATATGCAAAAACTATTCAATGATCATCATTCCTGTGGGTAGAATGATCGGCGCGAGCACGCCGTGTATGTCACCGAACAACGAGGAAGCGCCGTAAAGACAACTGTATTGTTCATATGCCAACTAAATTGACGAACTGTTCGACTGCGTTGAAAGAAATGGTTTTGAAAGGCCATGATACAGCCGCTCCCTACAAACCATGGCGCTAACAATATCCGCGATCAGGGCGGTGGCAAATAACGGTATTATCATGCCGCGACTTGCGGTTGTCTCGATTATGATGATGACAGCGGTAAGCGGAGCGCGGACGACACCGACAAAATAACCGATCATGCCCAGCAACACGACGGCCCCCTTGGGATCGTCCGGAAAAATCCCGGCGAGCAGGTCGCCCAACCCCGCGCCGACTGACAGCGATGGTGCAAAAATGCCGCCCGGTGCCCCGCTCAACGCAGTGGCCAGCGTCGCCATGAACTTGGCAGGGCCAAACCAGTCGGAACCAGCCTGCCCCTCCACGAGATGCCGTGTGGCTTCATAGCCAGTTCCCCATGTGGCCCCTGCGCTCAGGATGCCGAGAGCGGCAACGGTCAGGCCGCAGACCGCAGCGACAATCACGGGGCGCTGCCTGATGGCTCTGAGCCATGCGTGGCGCGGGTCTGCAAAGCTGAGCAGCGCACGGGAGAACAGGCCGCCTGCCAGCCCCCCCGCAATTCCGGCAACAGGGGCAACGAGCAGCACACCGCGCAGATCGAGTGTCTGCCGCATAGCGCCGAAATAGATATAGTCACCCGCGATACCCAGGCTGACTAGACCGGCAATCATTACGGCGGCCATCACCAGCACGGCGACCTTCTGCTCATAGGCGGAAGCCAGTTCCTCAATGGCGAAGGCGACCCCGGCCAGCGGCGTGTTGAACGCAGCCGCCACGCCCGCTGCACCGCCCGCAATCAACACACCGGCGGTGATAGGAACCCGCAGAAATCGGTGAACCGCGACCATGATGGCCGCGCTTACCTGCACAGTCGGACCTTCGCGGCCAACAGATCCCCCAGCGCCGAGCGTCAGGACGGTTATGAGGAGTTTCAGGACGCCGGTCTTGAGCGACACTAGTGGGCCAAGGGCTTCCCGCGGGGGGTTGCGTGATGCGGCGATCACCTGCGGGATACCGGACCCGCGCGCCTCCGGCGCCCATCCCCGCGTGAACCAGACTGCTCCAGCAAAGATCAGCGGCGTGAGCAGCAAGGCACCATAAGGCCATGCCTTGCTGAACTGGAGAAAGAGCCGTTGCGCCTCATCGCCGAGCTTCGCGAAGGCTATCGCGAACAGGCCCAACAGCACCGCCCCCACGCCGGTCGCGATCCGGCGGCGGAACACTGACAGAGCATCGCGGGCCTTCTCTGGCCCATCCGCAGACCCCAGCGATCTTGCATAGTCTAGGATCTGCCTTGGTTCGGGGAACAGCCTCATGAACGCTGCGCCACAACCGATGGCGTGAAACGCAGGACGACATCACCGCCCACTTCGATCGTCAGAAAAGCGCGCATCATCGAAAAGGGGCGAGTCACTATTCCGGGTGCATTCATGACAACGCCTCCTAAAGCAGGAACAGTCAATCGACCACCAGTTCCGGGTTCGGCATCGAAGCGATCAGATCGGCCGCGCCCAGGTCTGTGGCCACCACCCCTTGCCGCGCGCTTTTCCCCCCGCCTCGCCCGCGCGCTTTTTATGTCGGTTTTGATGCAGTGATGAGAACGGGAACCTAGCGGCTCAATGGCTGGGCCGAAAGCCGATGATGACGCGCATCCCGTTGATGCATTTCGATGCAGCTACGGCGCCGCTGGCGCTCCGGTGGCGGTGAAGCGCGATCCCAACCTATGGTTCCCTCTGGGAAGCCATCGGTGACGCGCAAGCGGCACCGCCCCCCGACCGTGCGTCGGGAGTGCTTGATGCCCTTTAAGGGCGACGGTGGTGGTGGGTCCCTCAAATCTACGTCTGCCGAAGGCAGTCCTTTCCCATCTTTAATTTCTACACCGGGATAGTGTCGGGACTTCCGACTAGCGCTCGGTCCTTAAGATCGAGCGCCTTTTCGACAGCTTCGAGGGCTTCGAGGAGGGGGGGGTGGTCTGCGGGCTTCTGGGCTTTGTTGAGGCCCTGCGGCGCTTTTCCGTGCTTTTTGATGGCACGGCGCTTGATCGCTGTCTTGAAGGCCTCCCAGACGCGGCGGGGCGCGGATGAAAGATCGAAATAGAAGGCGTTGCTGATTTGCTCCCGCTGGGGACCGGCCTGACCGGCGGTTTCAGCCTTGACCGTGCGGCGGACCCATCTGAGGCCCAGCCACTTCGCGAACCGCTTACAGGCTTCGACGGCCGTCGCGCGATGACAACCGGCGCGCTCGGCAATCTCCTGATAGCTGGGGTCGAGTTGTCCCGTCTTGAAGTCGATGAGCTTGAGGAAGTTCCAGAGAATCCGCCGGTCACCATCCTGCAGCCGATCCGCCTCCTTATATTTGCTGGTGCGCTGATGATGGAGCAGTTCGTCAAAGGCCTGCATGACCGATCCGATCCAATCCCAGCCATCGCGCACAGGCCTGAAAACGTCGGCACGGCGATCATCAATGTCGTAGCTGTTGCGGCGCGGAGTTTTTACGCGATCCGGGTTTTTGCGATCGGCGAAGCTGCCGGCGATCTGTCCGAGTGAACGGGCTGTCATGCAGCCCCTCCATCGGTCGCGATGTTGATGCAGTTGGCTTTGACAGGCGAGAAATGAGAAAACAGCGACGTCATGTCGGCCCCCCCGATCAGGAGTCGATTGGCGCGGTGCAGAGGCTCGACTGCATCGCGGACGAAACTGCTGGTGCTGAAATGGGCGTCCGGTGCGTTTCCGGTGCAGGTCGAAGCTGCGAACGGAAAACTGCGGGTTTCGGAGCCGTTTCAGTAAGGTCGCATTGGGTTGAACATGGCCCTAAAGCTAACTAGGCTATGTTTTCGTAATGCGAGGGTCACAGGTTCGAGTCCTGTAAGCGGCACCATTTCGGTCCAAAACCACGAGTCCCTAGCACCGCCGCCTCTACGCCAGATGCGGCGGTGAGGGTCCGCAGCAACTCGGTGTGCGTACCGCAGATTCGCACATCCCTCTTGCTATGGACCTCGACTCGCTAGGCTACCGCCCGAATGGTTGCGCTTGCGCCTGGCGGCCAACGCGAAAGCGTGAAGGCTCTCGATCGTGATTTCTGGGCTGATCCGCTCAATTTGCGCCCGCGCGCTCGGCGTCGTCTCTGGCTTGTTCACGGATGGCGGTCAGCTCCGCGATCCGCGCCTTGAGCGAAGGATCGCCCATATCGACCAGCCCATTCACCCCATAGAGCCTGGAGAGTTTGGTATCGGCCTCCGTCGCCCGCCGTTCCATCTCGGCGACGTGACGCTCGGTCACCCATTCTTCCCGCCGAGCGACAAGCTGGTCCATCAGCACTTCAACTCGCGCGGGATCGAGCAGGCGCTTTTCGAGATGCTCAATCACTGCCTCGTTGAGGCGGTCCATCTGGATCGAGATGCCGGGACATCCCGTTTTTCCCTTCGTGGCCTTGGTCGCGCAGGTGTAATAGCGATACTCCTGACCGCTCGGGCTCGTGCCAGTGCGTAGCGTCATCGCGCCACCACGGCAGGCGCAGAAGCAGATACCGTCAAAAGCGTCGATCCGCCCACCGCACGCGGCGGCATCATCAAAGTTGAACCAAAGGGCCATGCCCCGCCAGTTCAGCTCCATCAATAAGGATGTCGGCTCCCGAGATGAACGGGGATTCATCACTGGCGAGAAAAACAACCAATTTTGCGACTTCCTGGGGATTGGCCTTGCGCTTCATTGGGTTGAAACCGCTGACATCAAGGCCCTCATTCATCGGCGTGGCGATTGTGCCGGGACATATGGTGTTCGCTCGCACCCTTCGATCGGCAAGTTCGATTGCAATGCAACGGGTGAGGCCACGCACAGCAAATTTCGATGCGGTATAGCCATGAAGCCCAGCGATGCCTTCGATCCCTTGCGTCGAGGAAACATTGATAATTGACGATGGCGCCGACTGCACCAGTGCTGGTGTCGCTGCACGAATCCCCAGAAACTGGCCGGTCAGATTGATGTTTATGATGCGGTTCCATTCGTCGAGAGTGAAATTCTCGATGGACCCCATCGTGCATATTCCGGCGTTGTTCACGAGCACGTTGAGGCACCCGAATTCCGCCATGGCGAGAGCGACGGCGTCGGCCCAGTCGCGCTCGCTTGTAACGTCAAGATGGATGAACCGCGCCCGTTCGCCAATCTCTTCAGCCAGCGCCTCTCCTTCCTCATCAAGTACGTCGCCGATGACAACGCTACCGCCTTCGGCGACGATCTCCCTGGCGTGAGCCGCGCCCATGCCGCGGGCACCTCCGCTGATGAGAGCCACCTTGTTTGCAAGTCTTCCCATAACGTCCTCCGTAAAAACAACATTGATTAGAAAGCACGATCGATATTAATCGTGTCTTGTTGTTCATGGCCGCCCATTGCCGCCGTGTCGAAACAGCATTTTTCGAGTTGTGGAGCAGGGGACAGCGCTGCGGCGCTTAGAAATCGCGGGGCTATGGGCAGCGGTAGCGCTGGGACGGCGGCCTCACTCAGGCCAACTTTCCGATCCAGCAGGCCACGTGCTTTCACCTGTGGATCGATCACCACTTCATCCAATCGGACGACGATCGAACAGCACATGTCCAGGTTATGCATCTTATCTTTTATTTCCGCTCCCGAG